CCTTACGTTCCATTACAAATGGTTCGTGCCGTTGGTGAGAATACTTTCCAACCAAAAATCGGATTTAAAACAAGATACGGTATGGTTTCTAACCCATTTGTTGGGTCAACACCTGCTAACGGTCTTGCTTCCGATGGAACAAACCAATACTACAGAAAATTTGCAGTGTCAAACATTCTGTAAGACGAAAGTCTCATTCCTTAATTGGAATACTAAAAAGGTCTCTTATGAGACCTTTTTTTTTTTGAGTTGACTTTAATCGTTCAATGTCTAGGGAACACCCTATTCTTTACGCCGTGTCCTTCAAGTGAGGCCTTACCCCAATTTTATCTAGGTCAATAGGCAGTGACCATACGGAAATTCGTTTACCACACTATTCCAATTCGTCAAAAATTTCAAGTGTTTCTCTGTTCGGTTTCTATCCACACCTCACGATTATATGCCACGTCTTAATTGACTTTAACAGTGTGGAACACCTTTTCTATACGGAACAACCTCTCACAACCATCTTACTTCCGTCTCGATTTCCTACTTTACTATTATATCAAAAAGTATGTATTATTGTCAACCTAAATATAAGGTATCAATAACGATACAGACATAAACACACACACAGGAGGAAATTATGTCAAATGGAAAATCAGGTTATGAAATACGAGCCGACTTACTAAGTATGGCTCAGTCTATACTAATAGAAAACTTACAAAGGAAAAACGATGCGGTTTACACCCACAACGATAATCACCCTGATGATAAGAAACCTTTAATAACTACTTCAATCAATGCACAGGATATTATTGCCGTTGCATCTGAATTGAATGAATTTGTTAATGAGAAATAACTATAAATAGTATTGTGGGGTGAAATATTTCACCCCCTTTAATGAGAGAACAAATGACAGATTATGAAAGAACAGTAAAAGTTTTAGAAGGCCCTTGGTCAGATAAAGCATTCCCTAATGGGGAAGAAACAGTAGAAGGAGTTATCAATAGAAAAATTACTACACTATACGAAAAAGACGGATACCTTTGTGAAGAGGTCGTCACTAGAGAGTATAGGGGTAAGGATTACTTTGACACTTCAACAAATAAGAGAGTATTAAAACTAAATGACTGAGATTAACAAATCAATACTTAACAAGAATAACTTTAGATTACTAATTGATAAAGTTCCTACAGTAGAATACTACATTCAATCAGTAAATATCCCAGGCTTATCATTCACTGAAACAGTCAGTGCAGCTGGTGTTGGATTAGATGCATTTTTTCCAGGCGATAAAGTGTCATTCGAATCACTAAGTGTATCATTCTTAGTTGACGAAGATTTGTCTAATTTCAAAGAAATGTATGACTGGATGAATGCAATTGTTCCAGTGTCAGACCCAACTGCATATGCAAACTTTACTGGGACTGAAAAGACCACAACAGGTCAATATAGTGATGTCACTAATGACCTTGCACAATATTCAGACATTACCATAGTAGTTAATACTAATAAAAACATACCAAATAAATTCTTCAGATTCCATGATGCATTTCCTATATCTCTTAGTGGTATAGAACTACAAAGTGGTGCAGAAACGGAAGCCGTGGTTGCAACTGTAGACTTTAGATTTACATATTACGACATAGAATCCACTTCCTAAAATACCCTATATATGGTATAATAGTATATTATGACATTAGATGAAATTAAGAGCCAGTGGGAAAAGGATTGTGAAATAGACGATATCGAACTTGATAAGTCTTCTTTAGAAATCCCTAAACTCCACGCAAAATACCAAGACTTACTAACCAGTAAGATTCTTGTTATGAAACAATATCAATTCAAATACGATACACTATTAAAAAACAAATGGTTATGGTATAACGGGAAAATGTCCGAAGACCAAATAAAAGAACTTGGTTGGAATGATGACCCTTTAGACGGATTAAAGATTATGAAAAATGATTTACAATTATTCTATAATTCAGATACAGATATACAAGAACTCAATGCAAAGATTGAGTATTTAAAAGTCACAATAGATTATCTCAAAGAGTGTATGACTAACATTACTTGGAGACACCAAACGATTAAGAATACAATCGATTGGAGAAAATTCATGGCAGGTTCTTAATGGTATACGATAAACACACTTGGATTGCAGAAGGTTTCTTTAATGATACAGAAGTAAATGAAATACTTGCAGCTGCTGGTAAAGAAGATTGGCATGGTGGTAGAGTTGGAATGAATAGTTTTGACCCTGATGGAGTAGAACAAGAGGGTGGTGCAGAGATTAGTGATATTAGAATGTCTTCAGTCAAGTGGTTGATGCAAGATATGCTACCACAAAATTTCCATGAAAAACTTGCACAAGCAGTGCAATGGGCAAGTGCAGAAAATCATTGGTTGTGGGATTATGGACACTTTGAAAATTTTCAATTCACAAATTACACAAACAGACCACATTTAGGTGGTGGTGATTTCTACACTTGGCATACAGACAGTGGACTTGTAGGAATGCCACATGATACCGACACTGGAATGATACGTAAGTTAAGTATAACTATTCAATTATCCGACCCTGATGATTATGAAGGTGGACGATTTGAGTGGTTAGAACCAGCTGGTTGTTTTGATAATTTAAGGTCTGTAGATAATACAATTCAGTTAGACAACATGAAGCAGTCTGCACCATATAGTGCAAAAACAAGAGGTAGTATTATCATATTCCCTTCAGACGTTCATCACCAAGTCACACCAGTCACAAGGGGGACACGAGAATCACTAGTAGGGTGGTTGTTAGGTTATCCTTTTAGATAGTATGGTTAGAGTTTCGAAGATAGACGATGTCTTTATGAAGGTCGATTGTGACGATGGTCTTGCAAGAGACCTATATGACTTTTTCTCATATACAGTTCCAAATGCAAAGTTTATGCCTTCCTATAAGAATAAGTTTTGGGACGGAAAAGTTCGACTGTTTTCCTTAAAGACAAAAAAGATATACATAGGATTACTTCCATATGTAGATGAGTTTTGCAGAGAACGTGGATTTGATTTCGGTGGTATTGAAGATGTCATAGGAGAAAAAACTACAGATAAGTGTAGTCAAGAATGGTTAGCAGATTTAAAACTTCCTTTCGAACCTAGAGATTATCAGATAGATGCATTCAATGAAACTATTAAATATGGGAGACAACTATTACTCTCACCAACTGCAAGTGGTAAATCATTAATTATATACTTACTTGCAAGATACTACAACAAGAAAACTATTGTTATAGTTCCAACTACTTCCCTTGTAGAACAGTTAACCAAAGACTTTGTAGATTATGGTTATACAGAACCAGTCTGTAAAATATATCACGGACAAGAAGTTTTTGATTCACCTATTACAGTCACCACATGGCAATCATTCGCAAAAGCTCCAAAGGAGGTGCTAGAGTCTTTTGATGTTGTCATTGGTGACGAAGCACATTTATTCAAAGCACAAACACTCAAGGGTATCTTAGAAAAGATGAAGACCACTGCAATCCGTATTGGAACCACGGGAACCTTAGACGGGTCAGAGGTTCATAGACTACAATTAGAAGGTTTGTTCGGCCCAGTAAAAAAGGTCATAACTTCAAAAGAACTCATGGATTCGGGAACAATTGCAAATTTAAAAATAGATTGTGTCATACTACGTCATACAAAACAGAAGAAATTGTCATACCAAGAAGAAATGGATTACTTGGTAAGTTGTGATAGTAGGAATCAATTTATAACTAATCTTGTTGGTTCTCTGAGAGGTAATACACTGGTGTTATTTCAATACATAGAAAAACATGGACAACCATTATGGGAAATGTTTAATCCTATGGTTAGTAGAATGAATGGAACTTTACATTATGTTCATGGTGGAACTGATACAGAAGATAGAGAAGCAGTTAGAGAGATAGTCGACAATCCAAGGAAGAAAAAGAATAATGTCATACTAGCATCATACGGAACTTTTTCTACTGGAATTAATATTAAAAAAATCGACAATGTTGTGTTTGCAAGTCCGTCTAAATCTAGAATAAGAAACTTACAATCAATTGGTAGGGGTTTAAGGAAGACAACTGGAAAGACTGAAATGAGATTATTTGATATTGCAGATGATTTGCAATGTGATAACTACACTCTCAATCACCTTAAAGAACGTATAAATATATACAACGAGGAAAACTTTTCTTACAACATACAACAATTCGATTTAAAATGACAAGACCTTCAGACTTAATCAAAGAACAAAAATACGAAGTTATAAAACTTAAAACTGGTGCAGAGTTTGTAGGAATGGTAAGAGACTCAACAGAAGGATTGGAGGTCACTCTACCTATGATATGTCATTTATCAGTTCAACAACCAGTCAATTCAACACTTGCAACTTTCTATCCTTATGCACCCATGAGTGAAGACCCTATTGTCAAAATCCCCTTTGACCAAGTCTTGCATAGAAGTAGTATGAATCAACAGTTTATTCCCTTTTATGATGAAGCCTCTGCAAACTGGTTAAAGATGGTGGAATCTAAATCTATACCATTAACAAATGATTTAAAGAAAATAAGTAAAGAGTATATGAAAAAGGCAGTTGACTCTATTTTAGAGAATGTGTCTGAAGAAGATTTATTTGATGAATACTTTGAAGAACTTGCAGAGAGTGAATTTGAAATTGCAATGAAACCTTCCGACCCAAAGAAAATTCATTAGACTTTTAGTTTGTCTAAATAAGTGCGTATAATTTAGATTTATATCATATTATACAAAATACTTATAACTTAATTTTAGGAAAACCATGACCACAGCAACTTTATTTGCGAAGAGCATGGTGCGAAAAGCTAGAGAAGTCAACCATGACCTTCGTCCTCAAAAACGAAAGTTAGTTGACACTATCGAATTTCTAGTGCTGATGACTCTTCCTTTCTTACTACCATTCATCATAATGTTTTACGCATCATCGATGAGATTGTTTTAATGAAACATAAACTCAGAGATACTTTGGAGATAACCACACTTGTGGCTGTCTTCTTAGTGTCTGTAATATCAATAACAGGAATTTAATAATGAGAGAATTAGGAATGACATTAATCGGTTGTTTAGTAATAGCAACCTTCTTTACACTTAAAGTTTACCCAAACTTACAATATAGTGGTGCAAGTAGTAATACTTCATGCACTGGTCAGTGTTATGTTGACTATGTTGCATTGAACGGAACTGCTTACGAAATAGAACGAAGAAAACAAGAACTTGCAAATGCAGATGAGTTCTCTTCTATTAGAAGTCTATGGACTGGTTGTGCAGCTTGTCATGGTGCAGAAGGTCAAGGTAATGCTGTATTTCCAATGTTAGCAGGTCAATCTTCAGATTACATTACTGGTAGATTATATGCATATAGGAATGGAGAAGGAGTCGGTGCAATGTCTGCTACTATGTGGGCACAAGCAGGTGGATTGAGTGATGCACAAATCAATATGATTGGTAAATTCATAGAAGTGGAGTTAAAGTAATGTTTGTTCCATGGTTCTCAAAACCCGATACTGAAAAGAAAATATTACAGGTTGTAAACCTTTCACCTGATGAATCTTGGATTGAGAAAATTGTTGAAGTTCACCCAATGAAACAGGTTGCAATCATGTCAGTTGTGCAAATCCTCGTTTTCGGTTTTATGTTGTTGTCCTTTTGGTCAATAAACCAATTCGTATGAAACACTATATAATATATACAATTTTAAGTTGGTGTCTCTATGAAATTATCGTGGGGGATATCGAAAGAATGGGACGTGCAATCAATAATCCAGTAAGTAAAAGTAGAGTGATAACCTATACGTAATCCCTTATTAGTATATATCACCGCGGCAACATATTTATTTTATCATACTTTTCCCAGTTGTCTAGTGGGTTTTCGTAAATAAATTAAAAAAATAAATACTTAAAACCCTCTTACAAAATAACGTATTTGGTGTATAATGTATACATGACTACTAAAAAAGACCCAAAAAAAGCAGAACATTACGTAAACAATAAAGAGTTTACAGCTGCAGTCTCCGAGTTCAACATTGCATGTAAACTTGCAGAAGAGAAAGGTAAGTCTAAACCTCAAATGACAGAATACATTGGTGAATGTATCTATAAGATTGCGACTCGATTATCGACTCGTCCTAATTTTATCAACTACACATACAGAGACGAAATGATATGTGATGCAATTGAAAATTGTATTCAGTATATCGGTAATTTCAATCCCGAAAAATCAACTAACGCATTTGCATACATAACACAAATTTGTTATTACGCATTCCTCAGAAGAATTCAAAAGGAGAAAAAACAGGTCTTCATTAAACAACAAGCAACTGATGCTGCTGGAATGATAACAAGTGCATTTGATACAATCGATGGAATACACGACCCAACCTTGACCAATACTAACGTGGAGTGGATGCAAGAGAATATGAATCGTGTTGAATACGAACCACGTAAGTCAAGAACAAAAAAAGTAAAAAAATCAACTAACTTAGAAAAATTCACTGAATGAAAATAGCGTTGCTCAATGATACCCATTGTGGTGTCCGTGGTGACATGGAAGCCATGTCAGACTATCAAGGAAGATTTTATAATGAAGTCTTCTTTCCATACTTAGATGAAAATGATATAAAACATATCATTCATTTAGGTGATTACTTTGATAGAAGAAAGTATATAAACTTCTCCTCTATGAAAGCAAACATAAAACACTTCATTGACCCTATGAATGAGAGAGGTATTACTATGGATTTAATCCTAGGTAATCACGACACTTATTATAAGAATACAAATGAGGTGAATGCACCCGAACTTCTTTTATACAATCAACCAAATGTAAATGTTATTGTAGAACACGAAGTTAAAGAGTATGACGGATTCAATATTGCATTATCTCCATGGATTAATCCCGAGAATTATGCAGATGCAGTTGACTTCTTAATGAGTGCAAATGCAAGTTGGTGTATGGGACACTTTGAATTCGAAGGTGCATTAATGATGCCAGGCATGACATGTCAACATGGACTAGACCATTCTTATGTCAAAAGGTTTGAAACAGTTTTGAGTGGTCATTTCCACCAAAAATCTGAATTTGCAAATATCAGATATCTTGGGTCTCAAATGCAATTTACTTGGTCAGATTATGGAGATAACAAATACTTCCACATATTTGATACCGAGACCCAAGAACTTACCCCAGTTTTAAATCCAATCACTATGTTCGAAAAGTCATTTTATGATGACGAGAAAGAAACATTTGAAACAATTTCAAATCAAGACTATTCAATATACACTGGAAAGTTTGTAAAGGTAATAGTAGTGAACAAAGAAAATCCGTATTGGTTTGATACATTCTTAGATAAACTACATGCAAGTAATCCATTACATGTTGCAGTAGTGGACGATAACAAACACATGGATTTCTATGGTGATGACGATATAGAAGATATCGAAGACACTTTAACTATATTAAACAACTATATTGACGGGTTAGAAATACAAGGGAAGAAAAAACCACTTTCAGAACTCATGTCGTCACTATATAATGAGGCTTTAGACGAACACAACTATCTATGATAAATTTTAAGAAAGTAAGATATAAGAACTTACTATCCAGTGGAAACAAATTTACTGAAATACAATTAGACCAACACCAAACAACCTTAATACTAGGTGACAATGGTGCTGGTAAATCCACATTACTTGATGCACTTTGTTTCGGTATGTATGGAAAGGGGTTCAGAAACCTCAAGAAAGACCTTCTAATCAACTCTATCAATGGTGGGAA